CGGATTATGAACGGTGACAGGGTAGGAGACTAGCGGGATCGGCCGGAAGAGTACGGAAGAATGCGGAAGCTGGCGGAATGTGGTGAAGTGCAACTAGGCGCAACAAGGCGCAACAAGGTGCAAAATTCACCGGCAAACAATCAGATAGGTCCCGCGGACAATGTGAGGTCTAGCCCGCGGTGAACGAGCCGAACGGGACAGAGCGCCACTGCGAGGGCGATCGCAAATCGGTACACAGGGTTCCGGATTCGCCACCCTTAAAGGATCGTTTAAGGGTACTTTATCCACAGGCTGAGAAATTCAACACTGGTGTTGAAATACTTAAACGCACCTGTGGAAAACTCCCGGAAATCGACCTGTCCGCCGCGTGCCGGGTGGCGGCGCCCTGGACGCGGGCGAGAGGGAGGAAAGGGATTCGCCCGATGTCGCCCGGGCGGGGCGTCCCGGTGACCCGCTTCCAGGAGACACCGTGCGGCCGCGGACGAAGCGGGTCTTGTGTCAGGACGTGGGAACCGCCCTGTCGACATTGCCGCGGCCGAAAAGGGTACAGGGCGCGTGCGGCCCTCCTCACGCCAGCCAGGGAGACACGAGCAAGTCGGCGCTCCCGTGCCACGGGTTGCTCGCGCCGGCGGCGTTCGTCTCGGAAATCAGTATGGTCCTGCCTTCGTCCTCGAGGCTCGGCGGCACCACGAGCAAATCCGGCATGATGCCGAGTACGCGGCCGTGGTCGGCCTTGAGCGACTGCATCGCCGAGCGCGCGGCCTTGTAGCTGTCCACGGTGAGCGCCTGCTTCGAGCCGTAGATCGTCTGCCAGAATCCCGTCCCGACGTTGTCGCGGCAGTGAATGCCGTACTCGATCTCGTTGCGCTCCCACACGGGATCGTCCTGGTCCTGGTCGCGGCGCACGATGTTTTCGCCGCTCTTGCGTATTTGCAGGACCAGCGGCCGGAAGATGTTGCTCGAATCCACCAGGAACCACGCCGTCCCGGTCCCGCCGCCGTCGTTCGATACCGAGCTCACCGTGCCGTCCTTGGCGATCACCGGGTGGTCGGTGTCGACGAGGTACTGGCCGTCGTAGCAGAGCGTCGAGAAGCTCTTCTTGAGCAACCCGAACACGAGCTCGTCGTAGTGGACCATGGACGAGGCGCCCATCGCTTCGAAGCGCGCCCCGTACACGCCGTACTTGTCGTCGTCGATGTCATTGCGAGATACGGCAATGGTGAGCTCGAAGTCCCTGTTCTTGATGGCGTAATCGTGCTGCGCCATGGCGCGTACGTGCCGCTCCCCAATCCATTCGCGCAGCATCGGCATGTCGCCGATCCAGTCGTATTGCTCTTCGCTCGACATCGATTTGGTTTCCATCGCCACCCGCATCCATTGCGACTTGGCCTTCTGTGTGGCCAGCCCCGCCCGGAAAGCGCCGTTGAACGAGGTGTACAGCACCTCGGCATTCTGTCGGTTGAGAATCACCGTTTCCCCTCCTCATGGTGCGCCGACACCGACGTGGACCCACACGTCGGAGCCGTCTAGCTGGAGCATGACGCCGGCCTTGATGTCATTGGCCGCGCCGTCGTCCTGCACGGTCTGGTCGTCCTTGACGTAGCAGACCTTCCCGGCGTCGGCGATGGTGAGCGCGTTGGTCGCATCGTTGGCGAAGGCATGCACCGCACCGCGGCGGACGATGATCTTGTCCTCGCCCGCGGTGGTGCCGCTATTCACCGTCGATTCCGCCACCCCGACGACTGTGGTGGACGCGGTATCCGCGGCAGGGATGGCGTAGCCAGCCGAGTTGAGGGCGACCAGGGCGCCCTGGTATATCTTCTGGCTCGCTGCGACGCCGTACTCAATCAGCACGCCGGGCATACCGCCCCATCGCTTCGCGTCACGGGCTGCTGTCAATGCGGTCATAGGTCCCCCTCGGCGCGCGCCTGGGCGAGCGCCTGACGTGATTGCTGGTACTGCTCGGTGGTGAGGCCAAGCGCTCGCGCCGCCGCGCGCTCGGTGTCGGTGAGCGCCCCGTCAGCCGGGCCGGGAGGCAGGCCGGCAATCGTCGCACCCGCGGCGAACGCCGGCAGCGTCCCGGCGAACGATTCGAAGCCGGCCGCGTCCTGGCGCGCCAGCGCGAGGGCGTGCTCGCGACAGGCCGGTGGTATCCGGCCCTGCGCGATGTGCCGGTCGACCGCGGTCGTGGCGCGCGCCTCGGTCGTGTCCGGCATCATGGGCATCGACGCCGCGAACGCCTCGAAGCCGGGCAGGTCCCGGCGGGCCAGCGCAAGCATGGGCTCGCGCATCGCGGTCGATATGCGGCCCTGCGCGGTGTGCCGGTCGACCGCGGCCAGCGCCCGCGTCTCGGCGCTCTCGCCGGCCAGGCGCTCGACCGCGGCGACGATGTCGTCTTCGGTCGCGTCGTCGGCGAGATTGAGCGCCGCGCGCAGCTTCTTCAGAATGTCCATATTGTTGCCTCCGTGGTTGGTCCTCGCGAGGGCGGGCATATAGAGCGCCGGCTCGTTTGTGAGCGCGGCGCCGTGGATGCGCAACACCCGCCTGGTCGCGCGCTCGAAGTGGAACACCGGGGAGATGAAGCGGTACTGCTTCGCGGCAATCATCCGCGCGGCCTCGGCCGTCCATTCGACCGCGCCCCACACGGCGCCATCGCGCTCGAAGACGCGCTTGATCCATCCCGCGGCCGGCGCCGGCAGGCCGTTGGTCGCGGACCGTTGTGTCTGGTGATCGAAGTCGATCACCAGGTCCTGCCCGAGCTTGCGGCTCGCGGCGGCCACGCCGGCCGGGTTCGTGTTGAACCAGCTCGCGCGACTGTCGGACGGTCGGGTCGTCAGCTCGCCCGCTGGCAACAGCAAGATTTCGGTCGGGGCGCCGCGCTCGGCGCCGGCGATCGCGAGTGCGATCGCCGCGTAGACGGGCTCAGCCATCGGTGGCCGGTCGCGCCTTCTGCATCTCGATGAGCCGGAGCATCGCGAGGGTTATCTTGGCCGGATCGTCCGTCTTGCTCGGGCCAAGCTCGCGCGCATACGTCTCGCGCGACAAGACGAGCGCCTCGGCGAACGCCCAGACCATCGGGTTCTCTGTGAACTCCCGGAACTCCGGCCGCATGACCATCATCGAGTTCACCGCGAGCCGGGTCGCCTGCCGGTGCGCTTCGTGGTCGCGCGGCCACTCGTAGCGGACCTCGAAGCCGAGCGCACCGGCAATCTCGATTGCCCGCGAGAGTTCCGGGTTGGCGCCGTTGAGCACCTTGGCGATCGCGCTGATCGGCAGGCCGGCCTTCTTCGCGGCGCCGTAAGGCGAGCGATCTCTGAGCGTGTTGGTCATCGTGTGCTTGAACGCTTCATCAAGCGGTTTCTTGCTCTTCGCCATCGGTATTTCCTCCAAAGAGAAAGTCATTGTCTATGCAGAGAATGACTGTGCTATTGTAACAGAATGTTGGCCTGCGCAGACAAGAAACGCTCAGCCGCCGAAATCGGCGGACGCCGAATCCCGAGCCTGAAGAGGGTGAGGGAGAGGTGCGACCAGGCGGGTAGCCGCCCGCCTGGTCGCCGAACGCCCACAACCACCGATGCAAGGAGGAGTCACATGGGCGCCCGACGCCATGATAACGTAATCCAAATGAGGCGCGACCAGCGGCCCGCCGCCGCTGGTCGCCGAACGCCCACAACCACCGATGCGCCCGCCCTGGGCGTGGTGGTGGAAGTCGATTTCCTCGCCCGCCGCAACTGGATTGGACCCGGACCGGGTCCGTGCGCGTGCGGAGCGACCGGTAACGAGCACCACAAGGCGTGCCCGGCGGTCCGCACCCGGCTCCAGGCACGGTTGATCCTGCATTGCCCGTGGTCGGTGTGCCGAGGCCGTGGTGCCTTTGGTCGGCATTGCGGGCCGTGCCAGGGTCCCCCCGGTGCGGGTGCGGACCGATGACGTACTGGCACCCGACATCGGCCCTGGTTGGCCTGCCCGGCATGCCCGCGAAGTCTACGCGGGCAATCACGTATCGCGGTCCGCTGCGCGGGTGGATATCCCGGCGCAGCCGGCGCCGCGGGCACGAATGGCTCGAATCGAGTCTGCCCGCGGAGACGCAGGCGGCGCTGGCGGAGCTCCGGCGTGCCCGGCCGGTCCAGTCGCACTACTCGGGGCGCCTGCCGAATGAGCGTTACGCGGCCATCGCGACCGCGCGGCTCGAGGTGCTCGATACCCTGGACCGCTGGCTGAATGCCGAGCGCCCGGCACGCCTGGGTGATGGCCTGCGCGCCTTCGCGGAGCGCTACACGGCCGGTGCGATCCCCGTCTCGCCGGAGACACGGACCGCGATCCCGCGGTGTTCGCGGGTGACGCTCTATGACTGGCGCCGTGCCCGCCGCGAGGGCGGCTGGTCTGGGCTCATGCCGCGGTATGCGGCGAGCGCGACGAACACGGCCCGCATCGACGCGGACCCCGATCTGTCGAGCATGCTGGCGGCGTTCATTCTGGAGCACCACCCGCGCGACCGCGCCCCGATGGCGCGGCGCTGGCTGGTCGCCCGGTGCGGCGAGGACCGCGTGCCGTGTGTGGCGTCGGTCAAGCGCTGGATGGCGCGCTGGCGCAAGGCGAACGCCTCGCTGCTGATGGCGGAGACGGACCCGGACGGCTGGCGCTCGCGCTACATGCCGGCGTTCGGCGAGGCGGATGCCGGCGTGGTGGCGCTCAATCAGCGATGGGAGCTCGACTCGACACCCGCCGACGTGCTATGCACGGACGGGCGGTACACGCTGATTGGCGCCATCGATGTCTACTCGCGGCGCGCCAAGGTACATGTCGCGCCCACCTCGACCGCGGACGCGGTGGCGAGAGGACTGTTGCGCCGGGCGATACTCGACTGGGGCGTGCCGGCGACGGTGGCAACGGACAACGGCAAGGATTACGTGAGCCGGCACGTGCGCGGAGTGCTCCGGGACTTGGGTATCAAGCATGCGGTGATGCCGCCGTACAGTCCGGAGCGAAAGCCGTTCATCGAACGGTTCTTCGGGACCCTCACCCGCGGGCTGCTCGCGTACCTGCCCGGATACGCGGGTGCGAGCGTGCCCGAGCGCCAGCGATTGCGCGAGCGGCGGAGCTTCGCCGCTCGGCGCGGCGAAGACGCGGCGGAGACGTACCGCGTCGAGCTGACCGCGGCAGAGCTCCAGGCGCGCATCGACACCTGGATCGAGACGATCTACGAGCGCGACCCGCACAGTGGCCTTGAGGCCCGTTCACCGTTCGAGGCCGCCGCGGCCGGCCAGCCGGTCAATCGCATCGCCGACGAGCGCGCCCTGGACCTGCTGCTGGCGCCGCCGCCGAGCGGTGGCAAGTACCGCACGGTGAACAATGACGGCATCCGGGTCGAGCGCGGGACGTACTTCGCGGCCGAGCTCGGCCCGTGGGTGGGCTACCGGGTGGAGCTGCGTGTCGACCCTATCGACTGGGGCCTAGTGTACGTCTTCGCGGGCGACGTGGTGCCGCCGCACCTGGACATCGCGCCAGGGAAGTTCATCGCATGCGCCGAGGACCCGCGGCGCCGCGGTATCGACCGCGCGGAAGTCGCGGCCCGCGCGAAGGCGTTCGCGAAGGCTGCGGCCCGCGAGGGCCGGGCGCACGGGCGCAAGCTCAGGCGGGCCTGGAGCCCCGACATCGCCATGGATGATGTACTGCACCGCGAGGCCGAGCGCAGCGGCCAGGTCCTGCTGTTCCCCGGCCGCGAGTCGGCGCACGCGTCTCCGGCGCTGGAGGAGGCCGCGGCCGCGCACCGGAGCGACGTTCACCAGGCGGAACAGCTCGAGGCGCTGGCCGATATCGCCCGCATCGTCGAACCGCGATTCCGAAAGGAGGGAATATCATGACCAACGTAACGAACATCACTGATCCGAGCAGCGACCAGCCCACCCGTGCCGAGTGCCGCGCGACCATGGAGGCGGGCGGGCTGTCCATCGCCGACGTGGCCCGCGAGATAGGCCGCGGGTGCAGCCAGGCGACGATTTCCCAGTGGCTCGCCGGGAAGTACGCCGGCGATGTGGAGGGCGTCACCAGGCGCGTGCGGCGCTGGCTCGCCACGCGCGCGGAGCTCGCCACGCATGAGCTGTCCGCGGCCGGCCTGGACCGGCACGTGCCGTACCGGCCTACCGAACCGATACACCATGCGCTCGCGTGCGCGCAGGCGTTCGGCGACATCGCGTGCATCCACGGACGCAGCGGCGCCGGGAAAACCACGGCGCTCCGGTACTACGCCGAGACGCACTCAGGCGTCCACTACGTGGCGATGTCGCCCGCGGTGCGCACGGTGGCCGGGATGCTGCGCGATGTCGCCGGGGCGGTGGGCGCCGGCGAGATGCACCGCTCGGCGCTGGATGCGGAGCGGGCGATCGTGGCGGCGCTCACCGGCCGGAGCGCACTGCTCATCGTGGACGAGGCGCACCACTTGACCCCGGCGTTGCTCGACGAGCTGCGGTGCATCCGCGACAAGGCCGGGTGCGGAGTGGCGCTCGCCGGTCACGATGCGCTCTGGACGGTGCTCGCGGGCTCGCGGCGCTGCGATCAGATCGTCGGGCGGATTGGCGTTCCGTTGGCGCTCCAACGACCCGAGGACGGGGACGTCCTGGAGCTGGTGGCGCGCATCATCGGGCGCCGTATCGAGGGCGCCGCCGCGACGTGCGTGCTCGGCGCGGCCCGCAAACCGGGCGGTCTGC